TGAAAGGCTCTGTCCCCAGCCATGCGCGCCGCACACATCGACGATCCCCGGCAGCGATGAGGCCGCCGGAACATCGCATCGCGCGAAAAACTTGACAAACGAACATGAGAGGAACCGGAAACTGCCGTGGGCTGGACCCCGGCCGGACCCTCGCTGGATACCGGGGTCCAGAAGGCCCCCGTCAACGCAAAGGGGAGAGCGAGCTTTCCAGCGCACTCTCCCCATCTTGCCTACGGAATAGCATGGATCTGTTGCAGATGTCGAAGGAAAAAGTGTTGCAACACATTGGAGTCACTGCGCATTCAGGCGCGCAGCGATCTTCGTCAGCGCCAGTTGCCAGCGACGCCATGCGGTCGTGCGGTCGCAGCCCATCTCGCCGCTGATCTGCTTCCACGGCACACGGGCGGCACGAGACCAGACGAGCTTGCGCTCCGCCTCCTCGATCCAGAGCACCCAGTCGAAGGTCTGCTCGAGCCGGGTGATCGCGGCTGCCGAGGGCCAGACCCGCATCGGCTGCGGCTCCATCGCCGCGATCTCGCGGCTGGTCCGCACGATGTCGGGCCAGGTGTTGAAGTAGCCCTGCGCCTTGACCGGCGGCAGCTTGCGCAGGGTGCGGAACGCCTCCTCGAAATGATCGGCGACGCAGTCCGCGGTCCATTCACGATCAGCCATGGCGCGCCTCCCTGTCGGAAGGGCGCGGGCCATAGAGCTTCTCACCCAGTTGGCGGACCAGTTCACGCTCGGGCCAGGTGAGGCGGTCGTCATCGGCGGAGACCGCGAGGACGCCCTGTTCCCGCCAGCCCTCGCGCTTGACCTGCTCGGGATCCCGGCGGCGACCGCCGTAACCGTGGGGATGCCATTTCATGCGACACCTCCCTTCGTCTCGATCGCCCAGAGCAGGATGGCGATGGCGTCGGCCTCGTTGTCGTCGGCCGGGCTGAAGCCGCGGGCGCGGACGGCGGCGACCATCGTGGCCTTGTCGGCGTTGCCCTTGCCCGAGGCGTGGCGCTTGATCGTGCCGACCGGAACGCCCTCGTAGGGCACGCCGCGCAGTTCCGCCCATGCGGTCAGCGTGGCCATGAGCCCGCCGTAGATATGGCTCGCGTCGGTGCCCGCGTGGCGGCGGACTGCCTCGAACCAGATGGCGGCAACAGGACCGGACAGCCGGTCGATCTCGGTCAGCCAGTTGGTGAAGCGCAGGTAGCGCATGCCGCCGCCGTCGAAGCGGCCCGGGCGGAGCGAGACGGTGCCGCTGGTGATCAGGCCGTCATGGCCGCGGATCGCCCAGCCGGTCGAGGTGCCGAGGTCGAGCGCGAGGATGCAGCGGTTGCGAGGGGTGTCGAGCGGCAGCGATTCAAACCTTGCGCCGTCGCAATTGGGGTTCAGAGTCGGCTGAGCCATGATGGGTCTCCTTTGCCGGTGGCCTGTGGTGGTGGAAGACGACGGCGGTCTGGTGCTTGGCGGTACGGGGCCGCCGTCGTCGGATCGGGAAGCACAACAGACCGTCACGGCGGCGCGCGCGGCTGACCCGGACGTATGGGAGGAGTGGCCAACCCTGTGGGGTGGCCCTCCCATACGTAGTATGGGGGTTTGACACCTAACTGTTCCGGGGAGGATAAGTAGCTGAAATCATTGCGGAATAAGACTTCATGAAGTCTTCGGGCATGAGTTAGGGACCTAACTCTTATTTGCCCGTAACCTGTTGATTTCGTTGAGTGCACAGTTGGCGCTGTCATATGAGTCAGGCCTCACTCATATGAGTTAGGTCGTCTTCGAGCCCCTCCGGGTAGACCCAGACGGCGGGGTTTTCGACCTGCAGGCAGAGCCCGGACTGGGGGCATTTGAAGTGGCTGGGCAGGACCGGACGGGCGGTCGTGGTGACCTCGCCGGTGTCCGGATCGACATGCTCGTCGGGCGCGCCGAACTGCATGCCTTCCACGCAGAGGTAGCCGAACCGGGACCGGGTGACGGGGAAGCCGAACCCCGAGGGGTCGCGCAGGAACTTCACGAAGCCCTTGGTCGCCAGCACGCTGAGGCGCTCGCGGATCGTGTGCTTGCTGCCTAGTCCGCCCCGGTTCTCGAAGGTCTCGGCGAACTGCATGGCGGTGTAGAGACGTTCGCTGGCCGCCTCATCCAGCAGCATGCCGAGGATGACGTCGTGCTTGCGCAGCCGTTCGGCATCGAGCCTGGCGCCAACCTCCTTGCGCACCAGGCGCTCGTTCATCGGGTTCAGTTCGACCCATTCGCCCTTCACCTTGTCGATCAGCTTGCCCGGCAGCGCGGGGCCGTTGCGCAGCTCTATCTCTAGCCGGCGGACGCTGCTGTCCTCCTCGGGCCGGTGCATGAGCAGCCCCGAGGTGTAGAAACCCCGCAGCGCGCTGGCGCCGGACAGCGCGAGGAAGGGATCGTCCTTGACCTGATGCTTGGTGGCCTTGCGGGTGTGGTGGGCGAGGATGACGCCCGCATCCGGATTGACGGCCTCGCGGAGGAGCTCGACCCGGTCTTTCAGAAAGAACATCATGGCGGTGTTGTCGTTCTCGCCGCCTCCCTCAGGTCCGCCGTCGAAGAGATTGCGGATCGGGTCGATGACGATGATGTCGGGCGGCGCGTCGGCGAATGCGGCCCGCATCGCCTCGGCCACGCGGGCGACGCCCTCCGCGTCGAGCAGCAGCTTCAGCTTCGGTGTGGCGATGAAGGTGTTGCGCGCGGCTGCGATGACGGCGGCGGGCAGCGCGATCTGCTGCATGCGCTCGCGCAGATAGTGATACTGGATCTCGGCCTGCAGGTAGAACACGCGCAGCGGCCGGGGCGGCGTGAAGCCGAGGAACGGCACGCCAGCGGCCATGTGGACGAGCCAGGAGATCAGGAAGTCGCTCTTGCCGACCTTGGGCGCGCCGCCCAGCACCAGGAGACCACCCGGCGTCAGCACGCGGGGACCGACGATGTCCTCGGGCATCGGGCTCGTGTCGTCGAGCAGCGCGCCAAGGCTGAAGGTCGGCAGCGGGCTGGTCGGGGCATCGGCATTGGCCGCGCGCAGGAGCGGCGGACCGTTGCGCTTCACATGCAGCGCCCATAGGCGTTCGGACTCGGCCATCAGCCGATCGAGCGGCCAGGACGGGCGCAGCATGGCGGCGTTGTAGCCGCAGATCGCCTCCCAGCCCGCGAACGGGTCGAGGCGGCCCTCGTGCACCAGGCGCACGTAATGGCCGATGGCGGCACTGGCCCCCTGGAACCGGGACCAGTCGTCCACCGCGCCTTCGCGCACCGGCGTGGTGAGCACCGCGTCGATGCCGGGCTTGGCCTGCGGGGCCGAAACGTCGCTGGCGAAGCCCACGCCGGGCAGCGGCGGCATCTCGGCGACCTTCTCGGCGAAATCCGAAAGATCCAGCTCGACGTCGCGATGCTCGCGGATCTGCACGAGGCGTTGATGGCCGTGCTTGTGATAGACGGTGCCGGGCACCCGGATCGGCTGGTGTGCCGAGCGGAAATGCGTGTCGCCGCCGACCTTCACGGCGATCTCGCCGCGCAGGCGGCAGAGGGCGACCAGGTCGTCGCTCTCGGCGGGTTCGGTCAGTTTCCACCAGACATGGAGCTTCGCCGCGCCCTCGGGCGTGCGCCCGCCGCTTTCGATGATGAGCGTGGGCGCGCCGAGGTGGCGGGTGACATGGTCCAGCTTGGCCGGGATGTCGCCCGCATCGAGATCGACGACGATGGCCTGCATCTGCAGCACGTCGGCGGCGCGGGCCTGGCCCTGTTCCTCGACCGTGCCGGGAATGACATAGACGGCGGCGCCCTCGCGGTTCGCCCATCCGGCGAAGGTTGCGAGTTTCTCGGGCGCAGTGTCGTCGGCCGGGATCCAGATGTTGTGCGGCTTGCCGTCTCGGCCCTGACCCTTGTCGACGAAGCCGCGGAGCGGGATCAGCCCCTCGCACCAGCTGAACACCGTGTCGAGGAACACGGCGATCTGCTCGGGGTCGGGGTCGCAGCCGAAGGGGTTCTCGGACGGTGGCCCGTCGTTGAAGTCCATCCACGGGTTGAAATGCAGGATGCCGTCGTCGCTCATGCCGGCAGCCCCCAGCAGCGTTCGGACCACGGGCAGAAGCGGCATTCGAAGAAGTCGGGCGAGGTGGCGATGCGCGGCAGCAACTCGCCCGCGTCGGTCGCCTGCAGGATCCGCACGCCCCGGTCGGACATGCGCTGCGCGAGATCGGCGTCGAAGGGCACCAGTTCGTGGTGCATCTCGGCCGTGTCCTTGTTGATCGCGGTGAACACGGCGGGCGCGGCGCTGATGCCGGGCACGCTGGTTTCCATGTAGG